CCGACAAGGGATTGCTTAACAGAGAGTCCATTAATCGCACGATCAAAGCAGAATATGAACATCAAAGTAATGGTCGCATAAGTGTTTAAGACATTCGCAACAAGTTAGCCAGGAAGTATGGCTATAGCTTACGAGCAATCTACTTAATTACCAACTCGTGAACAGCGTTAACCTATTTGATAATAGCATTATTCTTTTGATGACTAAGGAAGATATAATGGAATGGCTTGATGATGAAGAAGAGGATTACATTAGAGAGTATCTTGCTTTTTATGAACGTATGGAGTACTACGAGGTGTGCTGTATTCTTAGAGATTATCTGAATTTATATTATAGCTAAATATTATTTGTAAATATTGCAAGGTTTGCGATGTATTTTTGTATGATATGAAAATTACACCTTTTTTAAACGTAAAGAAAAAAGACAAAGTTGCAGATATAGAAATATTTGGTGACATTGGCTACAACGTTTGGGCAGATAATTTTGAAGATTACCAAAAGAACACAAGCGAAGTAAAGGCTAAAGAAATTAAAGCCTTGCAAGAGTTGGATGTTGAGGTAATCAATTTGACAATGGAGAGTTTAGGTGGTGATGTAAGTCACGCTTTAGCTATATATTCACTACTAAAGAATAGTGGTGCGACAATAAATACATATTATAGAGGTGCAAATGCATCAGCATCTACAATTATAGGTAGTGCAGCAAGTTCAGTAGATAACATTTTTATGGATAATACTGGATTGTTTTTAGTTCACAAGGTTATGTCTTATGCAGAGGGAAACGAAAACGATATGCAAGATGCTATTAACGATCTTAACAAGTGGCAATCTGCACTTAACCAGGCTTACTTAAATTTAGGAGTACAGCAGATAGTAATAGATGAACTAATGGAACGCAATGCAGGTCACGGAGAATGGCTTACATATACAGAAGCAAAAATGTACGGATTTGTCGGCAATGAGTGGGAAACTAAAAAAGTAACAAACTACTCTAAAGACCACATTTGTCAATAAAGGAATTTTAGTACCAAATAATTTAATTAATCAAAAAGAAGTAGAAATGGAAGAAACACCACAAGAAGTTGTGACAGAGGAAAAGTCTTTGTTGCAAAAAATTTGGAACAAGCTATCAAACGACAGCGAAACTCCAACAAATGATGTAGCTGTAGAAAACGAAGTTACACCAGAAGAAGTAACTGATATTATTAGCGAAGTAATGCAAATTATTGAGCCGAGATTAGTTGCATTGGAAGAGGCACACGAAAAAATGATGCCAATGGAAGAAGAAGCTGAAGAAGAAGTAGAAGAAGTAGAAGAAGTAGAAGAGGTAGAAGCTAAATACGGAGATGATGAGGATATGGAAGATGAAGATGAAAAATCTAAAAAAGAAAACATAGCCGATGTTATCAAAAACGAAGTAAAAGAAGCTATCAAAAATCTTGTAGAGCCTACAACAACTAAAAAAGCATCTGCAACCAATAACGCTAATACACCAGTATGGCAAAGACATTTAAATAATTTTCACAATTTCATTAAATAAATAAAAAAAATGGCAACACCAACATTAACAAAAAACACTTACGCTGGAAAGGATCTGGAAGGCGTAATAGCGCAGTCGGTTTTACGAGGTAAAACGATTGAAAACGGACTAATATCTGTACATACTGATATTGATTCAAGAGCAGTAGTTAAGACTATGGCTAACACATTAACAATACAAGATTCTGTAGCAGCATTTAACGATGCAGGTTCTTTAACTTTGGATGAGAAATACTTAGATCCAAAGAAATTTATGGATGCAGTAGAGTATGATTATTCTTCACTTAACGCTACCTGGTATGCATCTCAGCAGCCAAGAGGTAGAGCAGGTGACTTTGTTCCTCCAGCTACTTTAGAAGAAGCTATGATTGAGCAAATGGCTGGAATCCGTTCTAAGTTCATTGATGCATCTATCTGGAGAGGATCTGTTGCAGCAGGAGAATTATCTAAAATTACTGTTTCTGCATCTTCTAACGTTGTATCTGGACTTATTCCATTGATGGAAGCAGGTTCTGATGTAACAAAATTAGACTCTGACAAATTAGCTATTGTAGGTTTTCCAGCAGCAGGAGTGTCTGAAATTGAATTAGCAGATACATCTACTTTGTCAACTGGTGATGTAATCACTTTTACGCATATGGTAGGAAGTGGATCAGATTGGCCAGCTTTAAATGCCAAATCTTTTGTAATTACAGTTACAAGTCCAACTAAATTTACTATTCCTTTGGATACTGGCTCTTATGCTGGTGCATTCACAAGTGGTAACATAGCGTTTATTAATGCATCAAACGCATTATCTGTTTTAACGCAAGTTTACAACGGATTAAGCGAATCAGTAGAAGATGATCCAGATTTTTACATCTTTGGTAACAAAGGTTTAGGAAAAGCATACAGCTTGGCTCAAGCATCTGCTGCTAATGGCGCAGGAAGTTACTACATCGGTGCAAAAGAATTGGATTTCTTAGGTCAGCGTTTAGCTATTTTACCTTTTGTAAGCACAAACCATATTGTAGCAGCTAACGTATCTAACTTACACTTTGGAACTGCTTTAGATGCAGAGTGGAATAACTTAGCTATCTTGCCACAATTTGAGGCAACTGGTGACAGAACAGTTCGATACAGATGTGACTATGCATTTGATGTAAATTATACTAACGGAGAGGACATCGTTCTATACCGATAGATTTCATAACCAATAGATAAAGGGCAGTTAATTCTGCCCATAGTCTATTTTTAAATTATAAAAAAATGCCAGCAAATTTAAGTTTAGCAGCCGTAGCTGGGACAAATTGTCCAAAAACGGCAGGTGTAAAAGAACTTTACACAATACCAGTAGGTGATGTAAATAGCATTACTTTAGGTTCTGACCACGATATTACAAATATTGTTTTTAAAGTAGCAGGAGATGGCTTTGGAAAATTAAATTTTAAACGTGGAGAATGTGAAGTAACTGAATCTATGGAAAGAAGCAACGAAGTAAAAGTAAATTTTGCCGTTGCTAATCCAACAAAAGAGCAAAGAAAATCTTTAAATGCAATTAGAAAAAGTTGTGAGCAATATATGGTTGCAAGACTATATGATCAAGATTTATTATTGTTTGTAGGTTATGATGAAGAATCTTTAGATGAAGGTTTTGTAGCTTTTGAATCTTTTGAGTCAACAAGTGGTCGTGCTAAAACAGATGATAACTTATTCTCTATGACTATGGGAGCAGAGCAAGGAGAGCCGTTAAGAGTATTATCTGCTTTAACTGGTGCGTCTGCAACTACAACTACTCAAATGGTAACTGAGTTAGTTAACGCAACTACAGTTTAATATGTGGAGGTATAAAAAAGAGTATCAAGGATGTAAAATAGGTGTTAGGGGGTTTGGACTCCTTAACACCAACCTTGAGTCAGCAGATACTATTCACAAACTTTCATTAATGTCCGAATATAGAGGACTAATTAGATACATTGAACGTGCAGAAGAAAAACCAAAAAAAGCAAAGAAGTCAGCAAAGACAGATAAACTTTCCGATAAGTAACAACGTAATACAGTTACCAGATTACACAGAGAAAGAGAAAATCATAACCAAGCAAGGAATTAGATTAATCAGCACAACTGATAACAATTTATTCCCTCAAAAAGTTAGCAAGTTAGCAAAAGAAAGCAGCACATTAAAGTCTGTTATTAACTCATTTGCCGAGTATGTTAGCTATGGTAGTATCTTAACTGAAAACCAGGCATTAGAAAGCAAATTAACCGATGATTTAAACAAGTATTATAACTGGTTTGAATTGTCAAAGCGTGTAGCTAAGGATCGTAGAACTTATGGCTATGGTTTCATTGAATCTGTGCGTATAGGTGGCGAGGTATTTATTTATCATTTAGATGCAAGTAAAGTTAGATTTTGCGAGTACGATGGAGAGCATCCAGAGCAAGTAGCAATATCTAAAGATTGGAACGACAACCGAATACATCCAATACAAAGAACGCTATTCCCTAACTACGATGAAGAGGGCAGAACAATCATTCCAATATTTGAGTATGAGAGTGGGCAAAATGATTACCCTTTGCCAGTTTGGAGTGGTGCGTTTTATGATGCACAAGTAGAAAGTTTGATAGGTCAATACAACGCTAACCAATTTGAAAACGGAGTAACTTTATCAAGCATCTTAATGTTTGACTTTGGAGATGTAACTGATGAAAATGGTGAGGATGGATTAAAAGATAAGAAGTACAAACTTGAGCAGAACATTAAAGGTACAAGTGGAGGAAGAAGTGGTAAGAGTTTAATAGTGCCTAAAACTGGAGATGTTCAGCCTCCAGAATACGTTACTTATCCTATGAATAAGGAAGGTAGCTTTATGGATTTGCAGAAGATGGTAGAAAACAACATTGTAAAGGCTTGTTCCTGGTTTAGAAGTTTGGCAGGTTTAGAGAGTGCAGGTGCATTAGGCAATAATCAACAGCTTAGAAATGAGTGGGAATTGGCAGAACGCTTAATCCAAAACGAGCAAGATGTAATTATGGGTGCTGTTCAAAAAGCATTTGAAGGAACTATCTATGAAGGAGAGGTTGAGTTTAACAATCAATCACCAATGAACGTAGTTAACGATTTAAGCAACATTACAACACTTTTACAGAACAAGGAAACAATAGGTGCAGAAGCAGTTAAAGAATTGCTTAAAATGATGGGAATGGATGAACAACAAGCTAAAATAATTTCAGACAATGATAGCGAGTAAATCAGAGATAAAGGCTTTAGCGTTTAGCAATACTTTTGACATTAACGCTGTTAAGGATAATGTGATTCAGATAGTGGAGTGGGAACAAGTAATGACTGTTTTAGGAACAGATTTGTATGATGATGTAGTAGCCAATCCTGGTAGCTATGCAACTTTGTTAAGCGACTATTTAAAGCCATACATAGCTTATAATTTAAAGGCTTACATAAGCAAACCTAACCACATCAAAACTGGCAACAAGGGCGCACAAACAGCACAAGGCAGTAACGAGGTAATTGCTAACGTAGAAGAAGCAAAGCGACAAGCAATGGCAATGGCAACAAGATATAAAAAGCAAATGATTGCTTACTTGGACAAGACTAAACCAGTGCTTTGGAAAGGTGAACAAGATAGCGATGGAATCATTAATAAAATTATTATCTTCTAATGAGTCCGATCGCAGAACTATATCTAATGGGTTTAGGTGGTGTAATATTGCACCTATTAACTAAGCTGTACAATGCTAAGAAGAAAGGCATTAAACTTGATAGTGGCTTGGAACTTATAAGCGTAGGCATAAGCGCATTAATAGTCTTGTTATTTGTATTTGCTAAAGATGATCTTAAACCATTCTATCCTTTAAACACATTCACAGCTATTTTATTAGGCTATTCTGCTCAGTCAGTAGCCAGGCAACTGTTTAAAATGGCAATGCCGAAGAAATGAGTGATATAGTTATAGCATCAATTATTACATCTGTAGCTGGTTTCTTGGGTATAGTGGTAGCTTTGCCAAATTGGAAAGCACTTAAAAATAAAATGTTTCGCAACAACGTAGAAAATGCTGTTACTAAAAATCCTAAAATATCTCAGATTTTAGAAGAATTGGCACAATGTCCAGAAGTTAAAAAAGCAGTGCTTGTTAAGATTCACAATAGTGGTATGAAGATTATGGCAGGAGATGCAATTTATGGCACAATCATTTATCCGTCTTTATGGCGCAGTAGTTTTAACCATCAGCTATTGGATGGTGAGTATCAAGAGAAGGTAGTTTATCCGTTGTTAAAGAATAGAAAAGTTTGGGTAAACATCAGAGATTTAAGTGGACATTTAAGAGCAATTTTTAGCGTTCAAAATGTTAAATGCTCTTTGTGTTATTTTATTAAGATGATGCCAGAAAAATTCTTTTTTGTAGCAGTAGATTTTGAGGTACAAGATGATGAGATAAGCGACAATACAAAGGATGAAATACGCAAGGCAGTTAACGAGGTGCGTATGATGATGCAATGAGAAAAATTAAAAGAATCTTTATTCATTGCTCTGCTGGATTTGGTGGGGTGGAATCAATTAAAAGATATTGGAAGAGCATAGGGTGGAAGTCGGTAGGCTATCATCGTATCATAGCAGAAGATGGTGAGGTATTTAAATTAGCACCTTATGACCAGGTTACCAACGGAGTAAAGTACTATAACAGCACAAGCATACATATTTGCTATATTGGAGGGGTAAACAAGCAAGATGTAAACAAGGCAGAAGATACACGCACAGATGCACAGAAAGAGGCTTTACTATGCGAGTTAGACAATGCGCTTAACTTTCTAAGTGATTATCAAGACATAAGCAAGGTAGAAATCTTAGGACATCGCGACATATCACCAGACAAAAACTTAAACGGAAAGGTGGATAGTTGGGAACGTATAAAAGAATGTCCATCGTTTGATGCAAAACTTGCTTATAGGAATATCAAATAAATTAGTTACATTGTAACCGATGAAACTGCAAGAACTAAAAAAAGAATTGCTTAAACTTGATTTAGACAAGTATAACGGCTTTCATTTGGACAATGGCACAATCATAAACGCAAGGCAGTTTGTAGAATCACACACATCATTTTTAGAAATTAATAGTGGCAATAAACTTTACTTAGCTTACTATGAAAGGCTATTAGAATTTCACAACAAAACTAAAGAAAATGACAGCAAGAGAGTTAATCAAAGCTAATCCACAACAAGAGGGCGAATCAAATGAATCTTATTTTAGGCGATTGGTCAATCCTAACAATAGTTATTTAGCCATTAGGTCAAAGTATTATAAACTTGCAAAGAAGTTTGTAGAAACACAGCGCAAATATGACAAGCAAGGTAACATAATTAGCCGAATTGAGAAGCTACAGCCAACAGAATTAGCTTTACCACCAGAACATTTAGAACTTTCAAGACTAAGCACCAATGAGTCAACTGGTCAGCAATGGAAAATATACACAAAAGAGAGCCAAAATAAAGCCTTATTTGAACTCAATAAAGATGTGATTGAACAAAGTGTAAAGGCGAGTAATATTAAGCCTTTAAAAGTGGCTAAAATTAAGCCAAATGGAAACAAAGTGCTAAAGGTTACCTATACAGATACACACATCGGAATGCATATCAAAAATGATTTGTATGATAGTGGCAAATGGGGTAAGGAAGAACTTGAAGATACGCTTAAAGAAATAGTTAGCCAGGTTAATATGGATTTTGATGGGCATAGTAAGATAGTGGTGCAGGAGTTAGGAGACTTTGTAGATGGGTACAATGCCGAAACTACAAGAGGAGGTCACAAATTGCCACAGAATATGGATAACGTAGAATGCTTTAAGATAGCTTCAAGTTTTAAAATACGTTTAGCATCATCATTGGCAACATTAGGAGTGCCATTGGAATTTCACAGCATAGTGAACGACAATCACGCAGGTGACTTTGGGCATATCGTAAACTTGCAAGTAAAGGAAGTTTTAAAGTACTTGCTTCCAGAAGTAGAGTACAACATTCACGATCAATTTATAAGCCATTACACCATTGATAATTGGGCATTTATTATAACACACGGAAAAGATAAAGAGTTTAAGAAATTTGGCTTTAAAGCACAGCTTGACCAGAAGGCAAAAGACCACATTAGAGCCTACATAGACAAGCACAATTTGCACAGCTTTAAAATATGCTTTGAAAAGGGAGATAGTCACCAATTAATTAGAGATTCAAGTAATCCAAAGTTTGAGTATAATAGTTACTTTGCTTTATCTCCATCATCTGAATGGGTAAGCACTAATTTTGCCAAAGGTCGCAGAGGGTTTGCAATAGAAGAAATAGATAATAATATTAAAAGTTTTAAAAGCATAGAATTGTGAATCAATCAGTAGCAACATATGAAGAAAAAGGCAGAATACTTGCAAAGCAAATATTAAATAAATCTACTCAGTACAAATGGGTAAGTGATAGCGTTGATGCATATGCTATTTATGACCAGGTTTGGAAGAGCTTACAAGGGCAGAATATACTTGTAGAAATTAAGGTGAGGTCTTGCAAAATGGACAAGTACAAATCTGCGTTATTAGAAGCAAGTAAATACGTTGCATTAAAAAATATTGCAGACAATCATAACTGCTTAATTTATTATGTCAACTTTTATGATGATGGGGTTAAAATTTACCACATTAATGATTTGTTTGGATATACAAAAAAAACTATAAAAGCACCAGCAAAAACATTTGTAAATAAAAAGGATAAAATAGACAAGCAGGTGTACGAATTAAACAAAGATAAATTAATACATAAATTAATATTATGATGGAAGAAATATTGGAGAGTTATCCAGAAGAAGAATTGTTAAAAGCTGATGGTTTTGATGATGCTATAATTGGCATTGATTGGAATAGTATGCGTTTAATTTATTCCGTTAAGAAATGCGTAAGGATCCTGGAAGAACATATGACACCAGAAGAAGCAGATGAGTTTTTTGAGTTTAATTTAAGACAAGCGTGGTTTGGTGATAAAACACCGATTTGGTGTGAAGATGATTTCTAAATTAATGATATGAAAAAACTATTAATATTAATCTTTTTATTTGGTTTGACATTTGGGCAAAGTAAAAGGAATTTAAAATCCAATTTGAAGGCTTGTGAGGATGCCTTACAGCAATGTTATTGCAATAGTGGAGTGATAATGGACACCATTATCATATATAAGGGCAAACAAGCTGTAAAGATTAACAAGCAGAATCAAAAGACCGAACGACAAGCCAATGTCCAAAACACCAAAGTTGTAAAGAACGACAATAAAACGGAAGTAAAAACCGACAAGTTTTTAAACTTTATGCAAGGCTTAACCAGGATCACTGCTTTACTTGTAGCTGGTGGATTTATGGGAGGTGGTGTATTGCTTACCAAGTTTTTACAGATGTTGAAAAGTAATACTAAAGCCTTTGCTTGGTTACCTATATAGTGGGTTATATTTGAAAGGTCTATAGTGGTGCAATGCCACGTTTTCATAATAGATTGTTTTGTTTTGTGGGCATTTTCTTCGGATTATGCCCATTTTATTTTTACTCATTATCAAGCAGTTACAAAGAAAACTAAAAAAAACTTTACTTTTTAAGGTACAAAATTTTTTTATTTGGGAAAAGCGTTTTATATTCGTACTATCAAATTATTTAAAAACAAAAAAAACAAAACAATTATGAAATTAATAGAACGAAATACAACAGAATTACAAGGTAAAAAAGTTTTCTTTTCAATACAAAAATTAAATGGCAATATTTTAACAATAACACCATCAGAAAGCATTGAACTCTTTGATTTTAAGAATGGACAAGATTTTCAAACTGGTGAAAGTTTTATAGCAAATCAATTAACAAAAAACAATTATTACTCAAAAACAAATATTCAAATTTCTTTAGATGGTTTAACTGTAGAAGTTGAAACATTAAAAAATGGCAAAAAAATTATTTTTTTAAATGAGGATTTTTATTTTATATTAAAAGATTCTTTTAATGTTAATGGAAAAATATTTAGCACTTGGAAAGGTGATGGAAAAGCAACTGCCCATTTGGCTATTTGCAAACACATTAAAGATTACCACGATATAGGATAAACCAAAACGGAGGATGCCGAAAATCCGATACAACAGAGTAGGCACAAAAACAAAACTTAATACTATGGAGAACTGGACAAACACATTTAACAGCTTTATTAACAAGCTAACACAACGGAAAAAACTATTTGACCTACATCATCAATCTGGCGAAACTGTAGAAGGTAACATCTACTACGAAGATAGTTTACTTGCTGAAGATCATATTAGCATTTGCAAGTATGACTTATGTAAATTCTTAGACTTGGAAGTTTGCAAATATTACGGTGACATTACCGTGATTGAAATGCACGATACTTTTAATTTTCACGATGGTTATGACCAGGAAGAACTACACACATATCTTGGTGATTACCAATTTGAGCATAGAGACATACTTGATTATTTAACCGAAAAAAACCTATTATAATGCAGAGTTTATTTTTTTTATTACTGGCTTGTATTTCCTTGTTTATTATGGGAATGCAACACATTGAAAAAGGCACAATTAGCAAGGCTTTATTTGTGCATACAATCATCGCAATCATATTATTTTACTTAACATTTTTTAAAACAATCTAAAATGAAAACATTAACCTACACAGATTTACTTGGGATCTTAAAAGCCAAGCGCAAAGAAAAAGGACTTATTCAAAAGGACATAGCAGAACACCTGGAAAGCACTCCACAGAGTGTGTTAAATTGGGAACAGAACAAGTTTGATATGCCAACAACTAAGATGATGCAGTATGCAGAATTAGTTGGATTAGAACTTAAAATTTCGTAACTTTAAAAAACAAAAAATGGAACAATTTAACGCACTTTACAGCCTATCGCAAAGGCTATTGAATGACACTAACATAACTACGCTGGTAGCTGTCTTTGATGCAGAGGTAAAGCTGTGCAGCAGACACAAGCTAAGTAAGTTTGGAATAAGTGATGACAACACCTTAAAAATGATTAACGGAACTAAACAAATAACCATAAAAATTAAGTAAAATGAAAGAGAATAATTTAGCACTTATAAGCGCAGAAGATTTAAGCCTGGTAGATGACAACAGCTTAAACGCAAACCAACTCGCACAGATATTAAAACGCACTCCTAAAGCGTATGTAAAGAAGCGTCCAGCTAAAGGAGGTGGAACGTGGGATTATGTAAGTGGAGGATACGTTAAAAAGGTCTTAAACTTGATGTTTGGCTGGGATTGGGATTTTGAGGTTTTAGAAGATAAGATTATGCACGATGAAGCCATTGTAAAAGGTCGGTTAACTTGTAGGTCAAATGGTCGCACTATCATTAAAACGCAATACGGAAACAAGGATATAATGTATAAGCGAGGAACAGATGCAAATGGCAATCGTGTACCATTGTCTATTGGTAATGATTTAAAATCTGCTGCAACTGATTGCCTTAAAAAATGTGCTGCTGAAATTGGCATAGCTGCCGACATTTATAATAAGGATGAGTTTAAAGAAATACAAGTTAAGGACTGGATTAGTGACATTGTCAAGGCTGAATCTTTAGAAGAGTTAGATATGATATGGTCAGCTATGAGTGCTAAAGAGCAAACTAATTTCCAGGATCATATAAACGAAAAACAAAAAAGCCTTAAATAATTCTTTAAATAGATTATCATTTTATATTTTTACACAAACAAAAACAAAACATTATGTTTGAAAAACACATTTTTAGAAGCCATTCGGTAGGCACTATTGTAAATTTACCGAAGCCATTAACAGCTACACAAAGCGAAACGCTTACAGCTTATCGTGAACGATCAAACGGAGAAGGCAAACCCTTAACTGACAATCAGAAAAAGACTTGGCACTCATTGGAACATAAGCACAATGAAAGCAAAACGTACAAGCTAAATGATACAGCTAAGAAGTACTTAAACGATTTAGTCTTTGAGAAGCGTACTGGCAGAAGATCAAAACTTGAAAACAAGTATTTCACTAAAGGCATAGAAGCCGAAAAAGCAGGTAGAGATTTAACAAGCAGAATCTTAGGTTTACGATTAACTGAGGACACAGAAAGAAAGCAAAATGATTGGGTAACTGGTTTGCGAGATGTTAAGAGTGATGAAGTAATCATTGACATCAAATCTTCTTGGTCGTTTGAATCATTTAACAAGCATCTATTGTCAAAGCCAAATGAAATGTATCTAAGGCAATTAGATTGTTATATGGATTTATGGAACATCAAAGATAGTTTGTTAGTTCACGTTTTAGTTGACACACCTGCAAAGTTAATTGATGATGAGATACAGCGAATGGATTGGAAGTATAACATATCAGATTTGAGTGGTGACATAAGAGATGAGTTTATTGGTGATGTAGTTGAGTTAGTTAGCAATCACATCTTTACCGGCAAAGGTTTGATTGACTATTGCACCCAATCTTCCAACGTTCAGTTATCTTGGTTTGATGATTTTATTGAGTTATCAGATGACCAACGCATTCATATGATTCCACACGGATTTGACCAGGTGCGAATTGAACAACGTAACGAGTGCATCAAGGTAGCTCGTGAATATATGAATACAGTTAAACCTATTAATAATATTATTAAATAACCAAAAAACAAAACAAAATTATGGGAACAATAACTAAAAAAGCTGTTGAATCAGCAAAAAGAACACTTGAACTTTACAAAAAACAAGTACTAAAGGAGTATGAGTACATACTTAATTTAGAGCCATTATATGATGAAAACGTAACTATAAATGAATGTCCTAAAATGACTGTTAGGCTTTGGAATATTTTGTGTGCAGATACTAAATATGGTGGCTTTGGATTTAATATGGACACAAAGTTATCTGAATTAAGTGAAATATCAATGTCGGAATTTTTAAGTAAGCGCAATGTTGGTAAAAAATACCTTAATGATTTGATAAACATATTAGCACCTATTAATGTAATAATGAAAAAATAAAAAAAACAAAACTATGAGTACAGCACAAAAAGATGCTTTCATTCAAGGAATAGAAAGTGGCAAATTTAACACAGACAAAGCAAGAGTTTATAGATTGCTTACAATAGAAGCACAGACTTTAGAACAGCTTAGAGTTAAGCTAAATAAGAAAGGCTTAAACGAGTTATCTGGAAGGGTAACAGATTTGCTTGATATGGGTTTGATTCGTGAAACATCACGAGGTCGGTACACGAAGTATGAAGTGGTGACCGATGAAATAAAGCAGTCAATGTTAGCCAATCAAAGACAATATGAGAAGGCTTTAAGATGGCAAAAGCAAGGCGAAGATCGTGGTTATATAGATATTTTAAACTTAAAAACACAAACACTATGAGCAAGGAAAGAATAATATCAAGGGCATTGGTTTTGATGCAATTACAGCAGCTTACATTTGAGCAGTTAGACGGACAAATAAAGCACTCCTACAAACAACATCATAATAACTTTATGAATGCCACAGAGAGGGAATTAAGGCGCTTAGAACGCATAATAAATAGCAACGTGGATGAGCAAAGTGCTAAAGAAGGTTTAGCAGCACAGAATGAACTTACATTAGCCATTGATTATATTATGGATGTAATATTTGGAGTGCAAGAGAACCAAGATTTACTAACAGCCATTCAAAAAAATATCAATGGAGATGATTAAAGCAGGTCAAAAGGTAAAAGTGCATCTCGGAGTATTAGGTAGCTGTTATGGCATTACAACTGGAAGAAGCATAAAGCGAGTTTTAAAGAAGCGAGAGGTAGATGTATTGGAATTAAAGCAATGTTTACCAATTCCATTTAACGAGATAGATATGTTTAGAGATGGTGGAGAGGTTAGCTTTAAGATCCGTTATGCAAACCAGGTGCAAATTTACAAGGATGAAGAAGAGGTATTCCCAAAGAGAGAACTACTTGGATATTACAGATTAAAAAAGCCTTATTTTAAAGAATACTTTTAAATAAAACCTTATCTTTGTAATCTAGCAATAAATCGTAACGCACACGATAGCTAAAAAAATTAATATTTAGGCTTTTTTTGAAACTTGCAGTGCGTTTGTAAGGAGTAAATTAAAGCCTTTTTTTATAAATAATAATATGGCAAAAGACAAAAAAAGCATAATAGTTTATGCAGATTGGCAAGAGCAATTTGATAGTTTAACAGATGAGGAAGCTGGTAAGCTAATAAAGCATTTCTTTGCTTATGTAAACGATCAAAACCCAACATCTGACAGACTTACAGAGTTGATGTTTATACCTTTAAAAAAGGCTCTTAAAAGAGATTTAAGAAAGTATGAAAGTTACATTGAAAAACAGAAAAGCAATGGGAAAAAAGGAGGCAGACCAAAAACCCAAAAAACCCAAGCCTTTTTAGAGAAACCCAAAAAAGCTGATAATGTTAATGATAATGATAATGTAAGTGATAATGATAATGATATACTTTTAAAAAAAGTAACAAAAGGGAGTGAGTTATCAAAAGGAGTTATTGATTATTTTAATGGGGTTTGTATCAACTTACCAAAAGTCATCAAGGTAACAGACAAAAGAAAACGCTTAATAGTTAGCCGAGAAAAAGAATACAGCAAAGATTATTTAAAAAAGGTCATTGATTTAACTGCTGAATCTGCATTTTTAAATGGTGATAATGACAGAGGCTGGACAGCTAACTTTGATTGGATGATGGAAAAAAGAAATTTTATTAAGATATTAGAGCAAACGTACAAAAACAAAACAAATGGAAAAACTAAGCGAAATATTACAAGAGAGCAATTTGAGCAATCAATTGACAAGCATTTCCAAGATTGAGAATGGTGCAATAAGCATCTACAATGGAAAGCTAAGTAAGGAAGGAATTAAAAAGAATTGTTTAAGGATCCTGGCAGCGTTTGAAAAAACGGATGCAATGTTTACCGACCTATTAACGGAAAGTTTAAAACGAAATGGATTTACTGATCAAAGATTCACCGATGCAGTTAATTATGTAATTGACAACTGTAGGTATCCTAAACCAAGCATAGCAGATTTTGTAAGCTATGACAAAAGCGTAAAGGTTTATACTTATGAGGAAATATGCAATAATACTACGAGCAGTTATTGTGCTATAAGATTAACACCACAACAAACTAAACCAGTTTGGATATTAAAAACAGATTTTGAAACAAACAATTTTATAAGATATGAATGAGATACTAAAACTTTTAGCTGAAAATGGCAATAAAAAATTATTAAATTTATTATTGAAATGTATTACCGATGAGATGCACGATGAATTATCAAATGAATTTATGAAGTTAAATAATGAAGATTTATTGTGGCTTGTATCTTATTTAGGTGTAAACGGATATAGTGATGAAAAGATAGAAGAAATAATTAAAGGACTATAAAACAAAACAAAATGAGCAGAGAATTAATAGGAAAACTTTTACAATTAAGAGAAGATTACCCAAATTACCGAGAGGAAATTAATTTAACAATTCACAGAATATCACCGAAAAGAAGTGGACATCACTTAAGTAATGTAGTGGCAAGTTATATTGAAATATTGTGTGATGATTTGAACGTAAGCAGGAAGCATTTTTTACATAAAAGGTCAAGAGATGTGATTTATTACAGATATAGTTTAATAGCCTGGCTAAAGTATAATACCAGTATGAGTCTTAAAGAGATTGGTAAGCTATTTGGCAACAAAGATCATTCTACAATTATCAATGCTTTAAACGAAGTCAAGAACGCATTACATCCAAACAGTTATAATCAAGATTTAAGCGACACATACCACAAGGTAAAGGAAGCATTAGAACAATGAAAAAGTGCAAAGGCATAAATAAGGCAAAAGGATACGGATGTGGTAACCTGGTAGAAAGAAGAAAGTATGGCTTATGTTTTGAGCATAAATGCTTTCCAAAATGGCTTTATGGAACGGATGAGGGCAAAGAAACCTTAAACCGACACACGATAAAAGCGAGGAAAGAAACAAAGCACAAGGAAAGACTGCAAGACCAAAAGAAGAAGATAGACTTAATGAGTTTAAGCAAGGTTAAAAGCACGATGATTCAGCCAAAGATAAATGAGTTAGTAAGGATCATTGACAATGGTCAGCCTTGCATAGCAACTGGCAACTTTGGCAAGATGAATGCAGGACATTTTTATCACGCAGGTGGAAGCAGTCAAATAAGATTTAACCTACACAACATACATATCCAGTCATTTGAGAGCAATCATTTTAAAAGTGGTGATGCTATGAACTACATACAAGGCATAAAACGAATCTACGGAGATAGTTACCTGGAATTTATGGAAGGATTAAAGCAAACACCAAGCGACAAGCATACAAAGCAGTTTTATTTGGAGTTAAACACAAAGCTATCTGAAGTGAAAAAGTGGCTTAAAAGCGAAATAAATGGGCAAATGCAAGATATTAGCAATAGGATTAGACTACGCAATCAAGTAAACATTTTGCTTGGATTGTATGAAAATAAATATGCTGTATTTAAGCAAAGTAAAGAATAAAAGCCTTATCTTTAAGGTACTCTATTAATTAATAATTTAAACTAAAAACTATGAGTAAAATGCTAACGGGTTCTATCAACCTAACAAAGATAGACAAGACAAAAATTGTAAGCACTAACAAAGAGGGTAAGCCCTTTGATAATGGTGCGAAATACTTAAACGTTGTGATATGGCTAAATGATGAAGCCGACCAATATGGAAACAATGCAAGTATCCAAATCAGCCAAACAAAAGAACAAAGGGAAGCCGGAGAGAAAGCTGTGTATATTGGTAACCTAAAATTTCCAATGCAAAGAACTGAAGAAACAAAAGAGGTTAAGCAAGAAGCAAGTGGCTTACCATTTTAAAAGATAATAATTGGTTTGGTAAAAGGCTGTTGTATTCATTTATGGCAGCCTTTTTAATTTTTAATAATATGGACAATAAAAAAGAATACTATACTAAGTGTTGTCAAATAATAGATAGGCTCTTAGAACGCTATTTAAAGCCTTTAAATGATGATTTAACCGATGGCATAAAGGAAGAAGATATAGCAGAAGATTTGTATCATAAAAATTCCTTTGAATGATTACCAAAAAAAATGCATAGATTTGTCAAAACGTGATAATAACGCGAAGTAATGGCAAATAATAAAAATCATATGGATAACCTAACTCCCTTTAGTAAGGATAACCAACCAACACCAGAAGCAAAGAGAGAAGGGCATAAAAGAAAGAGAGCATTAAAGGATTTAGCAGATGCCTTGATTAGTGGTGAAAGATTAGATAAGTGCAAAGTGATAGCCAATAAAGTGGGCATAGATTTAGAGGATAACGAGTTTACTTTGGATATAGCAATGACATTGAAGCAAATTGAGAAAGCATTTGATGAGGGAGATACAAGAGCATACCAAGCTGCAATGGATAGATTGATGGGCAAAGCACCACAACAAATAACGCAGGACAATACGCACCAGGTAGAGCCATTACAATTTAGAATTATAGGTAAAGATGGTAAACCTACTTGAGCATCAAAGCGAGTTTTTAGAAAGCCAACACCGACACACTGGTTTAGTTGGTGGATTCCGTAGTGGTAAAAGTCACATAGGCATTTGGAAAACAATATCTAAAAAGCTACAATACCCAAGCGTAGATGTAGCTTATTATTTACCTACATATCCATTGATTAAAGATATTGCATTCCCAAAGTTTACAGAAGCACTCACACAAGCTAACATACCTTTTACGCTTAACAAGTCGGATAAAGATATAATCACACCATATGGAAGGATTATTATGCGTTCTATGGACAATCCAGATTTGATCGTAGGCTATGAAGTAGGTTACAGTTTAATTGATGAGGCAGATGTATTGCCAAAACGCAAGATGGAAGATGTGATGGTTAAGATATTGGCAAGGAACTCTGTTAAGTCGGAAGGCAACAATAACGCAACGGATTTTGTAAGCACACCAGAAGGCTTTAGGTTTTTGTATGATTTCTTTGTTAAGCGTGACACAGATAGTAAGCTGTTGATAAGGGCATCTACAAGAAACAATCCATTTATTTCAGATAGTTACATTGAGAGCCTGGAAGAAACGTACACACCAGAATTATTGAGAGCATATTTAGAGGGTGAATTTGTCAACTTAACGAGTGGTGCAGTTTACAATCATTTTGATAGAAATGGCAATCATTCCGATAGAGAGGTACAAGATGGAGATATTTTACACATTGGTTTGGATTTTAACGTGGGTGCTATGGCTGCGATTGTTCACGTTATAGATGAGGGCAATCCTATTGCAGTAGATGAAGTGGTTAATGCGTATAAAACGGAAGATATATGCCAAATATTAAAAGGTAGGTATCCTAACCATCGGCTGTTTGCTTATCCGGATGCAAGTGGTAAGGCAGTAAAGACAAGCGCAAGTATAACGGACATAGATACGATTAAGAAAGCAGGTATAAATGTAAGAGCATTAAAGGTGAATCCAAACGTAAAGGATAGAGTAAACACGATGAACAAAAAACTGCAAGATAAAAGCTATCTAATTAACACCTTTAAATGCCCAACATACACAGATTGTTTAGAGCAACAGCCATACAGAAACGGAGAGCCAGACAAAACGCTTGGATTAGACCACGCAACAGATGCAGGTGGTTATTTTATATGGCATCAATTCGGTAAAAAGAAAAATCAAGTATTTTTATGAGTGATGTTGAAATACAAATACTAAATTTAATAGACAAGATAAACCTATCATCAAGTAAAAAGGATGAGGATAAATTATATAAACTTATAGCTAAATTAGAAGATGAACACATTCACGATAACAGCAAACGGAAAGAGTAAAAAAGATGTCAAAATACCAAGTGGTAGATATGATGTAAACATTGAGCAATGGAGTAAGGCACAAGAGCATTTAAACACAGCTTTAAAGGCAAATGATTTGCTTGAGGAAGGCAAACTTGAGGAAAGCCAAAAACTTGCAGTGGAGTCAATGTGTGGAACTATGTCAGCTTTAAGCATAGGATTAGAAATGGATGATTTAATGCATATGGATATGGACAAGGTAAATAACTTGTTTATGTTGCAGTTTGCCTGGTTACAAAACGAAACACCAAAACGCAAGTTTACGATCAAAGGCAAGAAGTTTGAAATACCCAACTTTGGTGAAAGAAGCTGTGGTGACTTTGTGGATACGATGAGCCTATTAAGCATATATGAAGATTACCAAGATGCAGACAAAGGAATTATAATAGCTGCAATCTATATGCGTGAGGGCGAATACTACCAAGATTTGCAAGAGATAGAAGAACGAATTGAGTATTTGAAAAAGTACGGCAGAATGGATTTATTTTATAGTTGCGCTTTTTTTTTGCTCAGTTCTACGAGGAGTCACAAAATAAATATGCAGCCACATTTACAACTAAAAGTGGAGATGGAAAAACTAACGAGTACATTAAACGCTTGGGCTTCTACCCTATATTTGCAAACGTTGCAGAATCAAGCGTATTTTCGTACTCCGTAGCTTGGTGGAAGGTATGGAAGAAAGACTTAAACCGATTAGACCAAGTGTTCAATACTCCATTTGATGAGGTAATGAGTTTTGTGGAATACAAGAGTGCTATAAATTAAAAAAGCCTTACAACTTAATGCAAGGCTTTTAATGTTTTTAGTTTAAAAATTATTTTGTTCCTATTACTCTTGTTTTTAAAAATCTTCTATTGTAAGTATTTCCATCTTTAGTTTGAGTTATAAACCAAATACTTTTATTTGTTTCTTTAATTATTGATTTTACCACGCTTGTACCTCCAAAGTTCCATAATAAAGTAGTTCCTACTTTTATTTCTCCTGCTGGTGTTCCGTTTACTAATCCTACTGATTGAAGTTGTATTGTATGTTTCATTTTGTTTTGTTTTAATTGTTAACGATACTCTAATATAAAACTTATTTAACAAACCAAAGAATTTTGTACCTAAAAAAGTAAAGTTTTTTTAAATTAATTTTAATTAAGCCTTATTTTTGTTGTAATATTTGCAATTTTAATTAGTTAAATTTACCAAGATATGAATCTATTAAGCCTTAGAGATAGAATACGCACCAAAGCTATAGCAAATAGCCTTACTTACACAGAAATAGAGACGCTTTTTGATGTTAATGAACTACTAAATCAGACAATGCCTTGCTTGGCTTGGAGATATAGTGGAGAAACTAACAACTTTGATGAGGTAGGTACGGAGATGAGCCTTAACATTTACTTGCTAACAGAATTTCCAGATAGCGTTAAAACGGAAACAGCAGATTACCAACGAGATTACATAGTAACACAACAAGATGCGCTAAGAACTTTCTTTTACACCTGGCTACAAGCAATGCCTTTTGAAAGTGGTAGTGATTTTTTAGAGGTTTTAAGCACAGAAGAAATTCCGATTGCAGAAAGGTTAAGCATTAACGCTTTTCTTACAATGGAGTTTAGGGTAAACATCTCAATAAAGCGTGATTTTTGTGTAGAGCCAGAAGAGATAGCACCGACAGCAGACGAGGTAAAGGTTTATTTTAATAACGTTTTAAAATACACGCAAGCGTGTAATGTAGATTTAGAGTTAACGCTAAAGAATCAAGATGGTGATAATATAGATGCAACATTTACTGGATACGATATTGTTGTTAATCAAGGTGGTGCAGACGCATCGGTTAACAATTCAGATAGTAGCTATACGGCATCCGTTGCAAGTGGTGGAACATTAGTTATACCAGACGAAGCTATCACAGTTAATAGTGCAGCATTTATAACTAAGCCAAGCAAGAAAGACCAAGACATCTTATTAAGAGATGTAAGCGGAACAGCTATAACTCCAGTATCATTAGCAGGTAATACAATTACTATTTTAGATGCTGTAACTATCAAAGGTTTAATGCCGACACAAACTGGTCAAACTACAAGCTATGCAACGAATGATGATGGAGATTTACAAAGAGGTCGGTTAACTAACTTTGATACTATACCTTACAATAATCCTTTTGGTGGGACAGATAGGTTTACGGATAGCGTAGGAACACAAGTATATGCAGATGCGATTGTAGTGGATTGGTCAACGTGGGATGGTGGATCTTCCGTATTAGGATATGCAACAAGTAATAATAGTTCTACAAGTGCAAAGCAGAATTGGGCAGATTGGATGAGCAATTCACCTTATAGCGTTGGTGCTTTTTCCAATTTTTATCTTGCAAATTCAAATGAACTACTTAGAATGATGAAGAGTGGAACTACATTTTTGAATTATACTCCATTTAGCGCAAATAATCCTGCTGGTTTTTGGATAGCTTTTTCATCTACTACTACTGAAGTATCAAGCACAGCAAGAGCAATAAGTGGACAGAGTAATATTGACTATCCACAGAGAAGCACAAAGACCACAAGTGGGTATGCTTTGTTAGTTAGAGATTTTACAATAAGTGGCACAACATTAAGTTAAAAATAAAGAGAAATGGCAACATATAAATTTGAACAATTTAAGGTAGAAATAACTAATCCATCAGTATCGGCAAATGAAGATACTATACAAATACAAGTATCTAAAAGCACGATTGCAGTAGATGTATTATTGGAAACTAAAGATGCTAAATTTGGACTTTTACTTGATGATATAAAAGTAGATAATCTTAACTATGAAGGCTATGAAAATCTAATAGTAAGAGTAAACGAAAGATTAAAAGACTTTGAGGTGTGAGCAGTTTAGGTGACTTTTTAAAAAAGCAGATTAAGGATAAGATGGAATTCCACAAGCGTAGTGCAAGTGGTGAATCTGTTGAAACGCTTAGAGAGGAGTTAAAGGATGGGCATTTACTTATTTATGGCGTAGATTATTGGGAAGAAATTAACGAAGGGGTTAAGCCTGGCACGTTGGTGGACTTGGAGGATATACGAGAATGGATAAATAACAAGAGTGCGAGGTATGGTGGCTCGTTTCCTCCTGCATCAGCTATACAAAGAAAACTTTATAATAGTGGATCAAGCACAAAGGAAGAAGATTTACATATCATTGAAAAGGTGGTTGATGATAATAAGACAGAAATAACAAGACAAGCAGAAAAACTTGTCGGAGAACTTTTAAAATTAAGATAATGGACATAGATGTAGTAATAACAAAGGCAACTACCTTGTTGCAACAAGCACAAAACTATAAAGCAACAGATACGCAGAAAACAACAATTACTGGCGCAGGCTCTGGTAATTTAGTTGTAAGGGAAGAAACGCTATTGGTAGAGGGTGCAACGTTTAACACCTTGTTAGGCGAAGAGGTGACAGCATTAGGTGCAACTCTTACTACCTTAAACGGAACAATGGATACATTGTGTGATGAAATAATTGTAGAATTAGCAAGTTAAGATATGGCAATAGTAATAACAGACCAACCGACAGCAGATGGATTATATTCTGCATATTTGCCAGTTAAATTTGTGGCTACAGAAGCTGCAAATCCTGCTTACCTTACGTTTAGTTTAAGGACAAGTGCAGGTGCAGCAATAGCAAATGTGCCTAACTACGTTGCAGCTAACATAAACAACACATACACCTTTGACGCATCTAATTATTTAAAGAGTATTTTTAACGTATTAACTACTCAAGGGTATAGCACAACAGCCATAGAAGAATTAACCGACTTATATGGCAAATTTGAGGTAGTAGTTAAGGATACAATAAACTCTCAGCCAGATGTAACGAGCAACGAGTTTTATGCGTTTGCCAATATTGATGGATTAAGATACTTGAATGACCAAACTGCCAACGATGGTATAAATAGAAAGGGTATGCTTTTTGGCTCTGAGTTAAGTGGTGATAATTTTGCGCCTAAATTTCAAGGCGCATATGATAGATGTGTAGTATTTGCTCAAAGCCCACAAATATCCATACAAACATATCAAGTAAATAAGCCAAATGATGGAAGCACAATTAACCAAATAGCTGAGATAAATATATCAAGCTACACAAATAAGTTGATTAGTGTGCCTTTAAATAGAACATTTTTAACTACCAATGCACTTGTACCGCCGAGCAGTACGCCATTATCAAAATATACTGGATTTATGGCAAAGCATTCATCTCTTGGTAAGATGTATTTTTACTTTGAGGACAGATGCAACATTGAAGAGTTTGTATTTATCAATAAATATGGAGTTAAAGAAAACATTAAGTTTCAAACTTACACCTATGAAAGCATTAACACCAAAAGTGATTCATATAGAGTAGGTGGTTATACGCATACTGGCAACACCAATTACTTTAACACATCTGCTAATAACGTAAAGATAAACCAGGACATATTAGAAGATTACGAGGTAAGAGGTCAGATGTTCCCAACTAAACACATTGGAGAGTTACACGATTTTGTATCAAGTCCGTTGCAATGGGTAGTAGAAGATGGAGAACTTGTACCTATCAATATTTTAGATGGTGGGTTTAAAATGGCTGTAAAATCAAGAGGAGTAGAATTTAATTTCAAGTACAGAAAAGCACAAACTAAGCCGAGTTTTATATGATCACTTACAACGGAATAGAACTTGATTACCGAGCAGACACATTGCAGTCTTTGATCATAAAAGGTGGATTAACTAAGATAGATAACTTAACCGATCGTACTGGAACATCAAGCACACAATTTAACTTGCCGAGAACAGCTAAGAATGAGTTAGCTTTTGGCAACATCACAACGGAAGGCTCAGAACTTACAACAAGTGGCTCTGCGTTTATAACGCTTGAGGGCAATATTTTTAGTCAAGGTGTGCTGTATGTACAAGGTTATGACCAGGACAATTTCAAGTGTTTGTTTATGGGTGCAAACAATGATGTGATAGGTAGGCTAAAAGCCAAGCCATTAAAAAACTTAATAGATACTAATAATAGGTTTGCTTTGACTGATGCGACAATAAGAACTAAGCTATCTAATTTTGTAAGTGGTACAACGCTTGGAGAAGATGTACAATTTCATTTTGGCAGTGGTTTTTTAAAATCTTTAAGTGATGCAGGAACATTAAATAAGGACACAGTTGCACCATATTTTACAGTACGTTCTATGCTACACAAAATGTTTAAGGATGAAGGCTATGATTTAGTGAGCAACTTTTTTGATAGTGATTTTGGACAAGCTATTGACTATTCTAATTTTGGTAGTGCCGATGATATATTAAGCAATAACTCATTTAGTGGAGGAACAAATATTTTGCCATCTGGAAGTGGCTCAAATTACTTTCACGGATTTGGCTTAGGAACTCCAGCAAGTGGCAACAACTCTATAAACGTAATTACTCCTACTCCTAATATAGCTTTTGTTAATAATGGTGATGCATATCAAATTGTTAATGACTGCGACAAAATAAAATTAAGTGGAGTTTTTGAATATCAAGGAAATGCAAACATAGAAACTGCTCAAATAGTTGTAATAGTTTTTAATCCAATCTTTCCTACTGGTATAGTTTGGGACAATCAAGAAATTGAGAATACAAGTGGATTACTACAAGAAGGCACAAACTATTTTGAAACAGAAATAGATGCAACATTCTTAGCAACTCACGAGATTAATATAATGGTCAAGGTAAATGGCAATTCTCCTCTTGGCACTATTGATTATACTGGCTCAAGTTTAACTTGTACAGAGTTTAATATAAGCAACGATAACAGAGTGTTAACCGATTCTGTATGGATAGGTGATTATATTGGAAAGCAAAATCAGTTAGAGTTTTTAAAAGGTGTATTAAATGATTTAAATTTAGTTTTAGATATAGATGGCACAACTGCTTACATAGAGTTACAAGATGAAGGTACAGAGCCAGTAGGAACAACTCCAGCAACATTGCCAAGCATAGCAACAAGCCAATATGATTTAACTAACATTGCACAAGAAAGCACAAGTACTAACATAGAGTATTTACAAGCAGATTTGATTCATTTAAACCAACAAATAAATGAAACAGACTATGTAACATCTACTGCTATTTTTGAATATCAAAAATTTGGTAGTTTTTATTATAAGTTAAACTCATTTAACAATAGTAGAGTAGAAAAAATAGATAGCTTTTTTACAGCCTATTTTGATGGCTCAAGCTACATAAATAAATTGTCCGTGCAAACAAGTTCACCTGGCGCTTATTCTGAAACTTGGGAGAATAATTTATCTTGTAGGTATAAGTATCAAGATGCAGGATTTAATGGAGTTGATACTTTTACATATACAAACGCAGATGCATCAACAACATCTGTACCTGCTTATCTAAATTGGAGTTTGCCAGTTACGTTTGCTAAAACGTGGGACAAGTTATTCTTAAACACCTTAAATCAAAAGAAAAACAACAAGATAATAGAGGTTGTATTTAGAGATGAATTAGGCACGATAGTAAACAATAGAACGGAGTACATTTTTAATAACCAGGTGTACAAGATTGTAGAATGGAATTACGATATAATAAAGAAATTAGTTAAAGCTAAATTAATAATGAAGTAATGGCAGAAAAAGTAATAATAGACATAGAGTTAAAAGGTTTTGACAAAGCGCAAAAAGGTTTGGATGATTTAACTAAGGCTCAGATTGAACAGCAAGATGCAATAAAAGATACTAAGGATGAAATTAAAGCCTATGAAAAAGAGTTAGCTTTATTTGCAAAGGCAAGAGAGTTAGGTGCTGATTTAACTGATGAGCAAATAAAAAAAGAAAAAGAACTTACTAATTCAATCAAGAATAGCAAAGTAGAATTAGCTGGGCAAAAAGACCAATTAAGTAAAACAAACACAGAGCGCCGAGCAGCAGTTAAAGAAGTTCAAAACTTTAAAACTGCCACAGATGGAAGTTTAGGCAGTAATGAACGTTTAAAGGCGCAATTAGCAGTCTTAACTAAACAATACAACACACTTAGTCAAGAAGAAAGAGAAAATACTGAAGCAGGAGAAGAAATGGGTAAAAACATTTTAGACCTTACAGAGAAGTTAAAAGAGAACGAAAGTGCAGTCGGAGATAACCGAAGAAATGTAGGTAATTATTCTGAGTCAATTAGAGAAGCATTTGGCAATACTGAAATATTTGGAGTAAGCCTAAATGGGTTAAGAGATTCTTACCAAGCAACAAAAGATACTACAACTGGCTTAATTGAAAATTTAGTTGTTACAGATAGTGTAATAAAATCACAAGAGGCATCTACAAAAGGAATGACTGCTGCACAAAAAGCATTAAACGTTGCTACGATCGCAGGTAAGGTAGCAATGAATGTTTTTAAGTTAGCTTTGATTGCGACTGGTATAGGTGCATTTGTTGTAGCTATAGGTAGCTTAGTTGCTTTTTTTACCCAAACACAAAAAGGCGC